TCTTCTTTCCTTTCTGCCCGTGAACAGTAATCATTCGGCTCGCACAGCATCATCACAAGCCTGTTTTGGCATTTCCACACAGTTCCTGTTAAACGTAGGAACTTGCAATCCTTGCACCGTATCAGTTCGCCAACATATCCGCCCCATCCGTTAGGCTTGGTTCTCACTATGTATTCTTCACTCATTCTTCTTTCCTTTCTCGTTCCCACCTCGCTATAATCTCGTTTATGATTTCGCTTGCTTCGTCATTCACTGCTGTTTCTTGCAGTTTCAGAAGAAACGATACTGGTACTGCATCAACTGTCGGCATGTCATCAATTGTTTCACACACTTCACTGTTCGTGTTCACGGGATAATCCCAATCTTCATCTTTCGGATATTCCAGTTTTAGTGCATCTGCATCAATCGGTCTCATAACAAATCTCCTAATATAAATGCGCAAAACATAATTAGAAAGCCAAACATGCACCCAAAGAAACCCACAACTGCGATAACCGCACCAACAGTCATAAGCACATCTGAATCAATTATTTTCATCATTCAACCTCGCTCCGCAATCAGCGCAATAATTAGTTGCCGCTGTGCTTGTTGTCTTGCAGAATGGGCAAATATATGTGATTTCCGGGAATCCTTCGCCAGTGTCCTTGGTTGATCGCACCCATTCGCCAACATTCCGTTTTTCATAGCCTAACCCTTTCAGGTTCTTTTCAAATGCTTCTGCTTTTTCTTCAATTGTCATCATATCCACCCAATTATTTTCAGTTCATTCAGTGCCTGTGATTCTGTTACCTTTTCAAGGTAATTATTTCTTTCTAAACAGCGGCAAAGCATCTGCAATGATATTTGCCCTTCTGCGTACTGGCGCATCACAATAGCGTCATTTGATGCCGCTGACGGTATCTGCGCAAAGCAGATGCGGTCAGACGGAAACCTTCCTTGCCGTGTTCTTTGCACGGCTTTTATATCTTTCAAAATGGCAAATCCTCGCTTTCTTTCGGAAAGCCGCCCTGTGGCGTGTCATCCCACCCCACGGGATCAGTGCGGCCAGGTGCTTCACTTTCTTCTTTGCTACCAAGCAAAACCACCCTGTTTGCTGTTACTGACACATATGTTCTGCCTTCCCTGTTCTTATCCACCGATATGCGGCCTTCTACGCCGATTTGGCGGCCTTTCTTGCCGTAGGCGGCTAATACTTCAGCCGTTTTTTCCCATGCGTTACAGGGCACAAAATCGCACCCCTGCGGCTTGTTGCATGCTACCGTGAAATGGCAAAACTTTTTGCCTGTGCCTGTTACCATCGGTTCAACGTCTTTCGTCAGTCTTCCGACTAACACAACAGAATTAATCATTATTTCCCCTTTCTATAAATCAAACTGCATCTGTACTTGATATGTTTGTGACCATTGGGCGGCCATTGCTTCTGCTATGCCCTGTAGTGTTTTGCTTCTTGCCTTGGCTGTTCTTGGGTCATTCCATCTGATTATTTTTCCTTCTTCATCGGTAACATACCAACTGGCGCCTGAATAGCCGCCGCTTTCGCCTGCGCTGTGAATCCTCTGCGGTTCAACTATCTTCGTGGGCTTCAGCTTCGGCAGGTTCTTCAGCCATAGGCACGTTGCTTTTGAAATGTCGTGCCCAAACCACCACGGCTGTATTATTTGATCGGGCTTGCGGTAATGCGTGCACGGATAGCCTATTGGATTTTCAACGGCTATATGTTCACAGTCAGCTTTTATGAATTCCATAAAGAATTCAAAGCCTTTCTGTTGTAGTGCCCTGCGTTCCTTTGCCTTTTCGCCATAGCGTTCTTCATTGAACCAACGATTGCCGCTTACGGTCATGTATGTGCAAGGTGGGTGCGCTATCAGCAAATCCCATTCTCCGCTTTGTGTGTGTGTGTGTGTGTGTCAAGTGTGACAAACGAGCAATTGCCATTTATCAGCGGTAACACGTCAGCTTTTATGTGCCATTCCGGGTGCCCACCTGAACAGGGCTGTATATCGCAACTGAATGCCCTGTGGCCAAGTTTTCTGAAGGCAGTACACACCGCCTGTGATTCTTCGCATGCTATCAATATGTTCATGTGTACCGCCTTTGCGCTTCCTTTATGGCTTCAATATCTTCTGCACTGGCCTGCGTTTCTTCAGGCAATGTGCCGTTGATTTGGTCAAGAATGTATTGCGGTGCCTGCATCTTTACCGCATCGGAATATATATATTCTTTCTTTCTTATATTCTTTTCATTCTTGGTTGTGGTTATATGTTGGTTATTTGTTGGTTGTTTGTTGGTTATTTGTTGGTTATTCACGCTCGGCAAAATCTGATAATCTGCCCATTTCACTACGGTTATGACAGTATATTTGTTGGTTGATTTTGTGGTTATTTCGCCTGTGCTAGTCAGCTTTGCTAATGATGTGCGTACTTGCTGAACTGATAGGCCTGTTGCTTCTGCCAGTGCCGTGCGCCCGGTTACAAATTGCCCTGCATTGATCGTTACGCCGTGCCATTCTTTCTGCCTATGATTGGCGGCCAGTAGAATGTACAGCCACAACCTAGTTGTGTTTGCATCATCCCACCAACCCCAATCAAGCAAGCTACGGTGCAACTTTATCCACCCATCGTTATTCAAGTGAATACCGGGCAACAACCGCTGTGCCGTTGCGGCCTTTCACCTTTACATACTCTGTGACAATTTTGTACCCCTGTGCACGCAAATCATGAATGCGTGACGCTAACCGCATGCAACCCAAGTCAATTAACGCCTGACGTGCTGTTATGCCGCCGTTCGCCTTCATATAGGCTAAAATCATTTCGCACTGTGTCATTCCCATACCCCCGTATTGTTGTATAAAGCCTTCACATAGAAGCGTTTGCCTGTAGCATCAACGCACGGTATATCAACGATTGCATAGCCGTATATCATCACAAGGTCATTCACCGCCTTGTAATATTCACGGTCATTCATGTTCATGGCTTTCAGATCGTAAAGGGCAACATATCCCCTTTCTTTCATCCGGGAAAGCACCGCCAACACCTTTTTGTCTGTAATGCCGCTTTCAGGCATTGGCGACATATACGCCGAATTTGCAGGCGGTTCATGGTGGCTTTTTAAGTCCATGTAAAGCTGTTTCGGTTCATCAAACAGGGCTTCAATTTCATCTTTTCTTTCTATGTAGTAATACCCACGCTGTTCATGCACTTCATAATCTGCGCCACACCATAATTCACTGAAGGCTGTGCGCTGTTCTTCGGTACAAATGAAATGCACCTGTGTTGTTTTCTTGTAACGTGTCGCCTTGTAGCCCCTGCTTGCATCTATCTTGAAATAAATGCGTTCAGGGTTCGCAATATCAGAAAACACAATGTATTTTTCACCGAATAATTCAGCACATTTGCCGTTGAAGACAAAACGCACTTCCGGGCGGTCACTATTCACCACAAACGGTGTTATTGTGTCTGTTGTTTTATGCTTGTTGTAGTCCTTCTTTCTTGCAAAAACCCATTCAGGTTCATTGCTTACCATCTTTTTGACAGCCATTATTAATCCTTTCTGTAGTTTTTATGCGCTATTGCAAACCATTCAGCCCTGCTGTGGTCTTCTTCAAATGCTTCCTGTATCATGGCTTTCAATTCCTTTTGCCACGCAACGCCTTCCGCTGTGTCATGCGCCCATGCGTGACATTCCCTGCAAAGCCATACCCATGCGCCAATGTCTTCACTGGCCTTTTTGCCTGCGTTAGGCAAGGCATGGTGGAAGTCACAAGGGGAACGCCCACAACGGAAGCACACAGCGTCATCAGCTTCCATTTCACCCTGTAGCAATGACGGAGTGTTTGTGTATTTAAACCTTTTGCAACAGCTTCTGTAATTCGTCATATTTCGCCACTGGCATGCGTCCAACCTTCAGCCAGTATTTGAATGAATGGTATGCATCTGTTCTTTCTTCGTACTGCGGCAGAAGGTACACCGCCGCTTCCGTAAGGCATAAACCCTTTGCCCGGATTTGACGGCATACCTTTTCTGCGTTTATTGATCGCATATACATCAGAATGTTGGTGTGGTGTCTTCAATCATCCCACGGTCACGCTTGGCAATCATTGTGGCGGCCTGCTCGGTTGTAACCTCGGCAAGGTTGCCTTTCTTCATTCGCTTCAGCATCTTGTCAACTTCTTCTTTGGTGTACAGTGCCATTACCTTTTTTATCTGTTCACCTGTAATGCGCTGAATGGGCTTGTATTCCTGTGATGCTTCCCTGTCAGGATCGTCTGCGCCACGGCTTAAATTGAATAAGTCTAACAGGGCATTTTTACGGGCATAGGTGTTTGCTTTGCCTGTTGCCTTGTCGCCGCTGTCAATGCCGTCACCGTATCCGCATGCCTTTACACGTTCTTCCGGGCGGTCAATGTTCACGGCTTCAAATTCAGCTTTGATACGCACATAGAATTGTGCACGTTCGCCGTACTGTGTGGTTGTGGTTAACTGTTCTTGTTCAATGATTTCTTTAGCACCTGGCACCACAATCAGCCGATATTTCTGCATCAGCGGCACCAGTGAGTCAACCACATCATTGATGCTGACGGCTTTGTATGATGATTTGCCCGTGCTAACATCAAGCGTCATCTGCACACGGCCTATTTCAGAAGATATGGCGTGAATTCTCTGCCATACGTTCATTTCCTTTATTTCCAGTGCATCAGCCGCCTTGTTCATCAAATCGGCCATGCGTTCAGCTTCCTTGTGCAGGGCTGACGGTTCCGGGTCATACCCGTCACGCAATTCCTTGATTAATTCCGTCATTTCAACCACCCTAACTTTCTTAATGTGTCAATCATTTCTTCAGGTTCTACATACACATCAATGTGCTTGCCTTCCACTTCTGCTTCCATGTGCATTTCATGTGTGGCGTTGTCTGCACGCCATTTGAAGGCTTTCAAGGCACCATAGCGGCTTGCACGATATTTTGCCTGTGATTCTGTCTGCCGCCCTGTTGTGATGCCTTTAACAGCGCCTAAACGCTCAATGCGTTCATTCCTGTCCATATTCGTCATCCAATTCACCTTCCCATTCTTCTAATCCGTATTTGTAGAAACATGCCTGCCGCAATTCATCCAGTGAATGCAGTGTGTTTGTCAGGATCGTTTCTGTTTCCATTGCGTACAGCCGTGCACACGGTTTGCAGATTTGCTGATGCCCTGTATCAATTGCAACAATGTCGGCTGTGTCAAATGTGCCTGCCTGTTCATGCAGTTCCCTGCCGCAATTGGTGCATCTCATAAGATGCCAACCGCCTGCGCTATCAGCGCCATGATGAACATAAGCATTGCCGTGATTCCTGAAAGGCAATTGATTGCCTGAATGTCTTCTTCGGTGTATCTATCCGTTAATTTCATCAAAAACCCCCTGTGCAACTTCTGACATGTATGCCCAAGCAATAACGCCATCGTTAAACTTGAGCGTGTTCTGTTTCTTTTCTTCAAATTCTTCCGGGCTGATGTAGTCGTACATGTTAAACAGCCCGTATGTTGTTGAATAGTTTGCGTTGATTGCAAGATATATGTGGCTTGTTTGCACGTTGTAATGGAACGTCAAACAATCGCATGATTTCGTTGGCATTTCAGGTGGAAAATGTAATTTAATCTTCATTTCAGTCCTTTCTGTTTCATCAGCATATTCAAGCTGATGCCTGTTACCTTCAGCACGCTTTGCATTCGTACCTTGTGCGGTTCAATGCGCCATGCCATGCCGTCATCAATTTCACTGGCAAGCTGATACGCATGTTTTGCCTTTTTCCAACTCACACCAAGCAGGGTTTGAATATCGGAAATGTTCAGGTACGTCTGCTGTGCTACCCTTTCAAATGTTTTCATGATTTCTTTCTGTTCACTATTAGTGAACGTCATGTGTAAAAAATTAGTATTCAATGTTGTGCACGTCAATGCCAGTGTAATCAGACAACTGCACAAGATCGTAGGCAGACATTTTCAGCCGCCCGGTTGAAACCTGCTGAAGATGGTTCGGCTCAATGCCTGCGCTTTCTGCCAGTTCGGCAATAGTCTGCTTCATTAGCGCCGCTAACATCTTCACTGTGAATTTGATGTTTTCCATTCTGTCACCCCCTTCCTTGTTTACTCTCGGTGAACTAATCACCTTGTCAATATTGTATGTTCACTATTAGTGAATTTCAACAGTTTTTTTGTAATTTTGAATAATAACGGGTATGCTGAAGGTGCACGGATGGTGAACAGAATGAAAGATTATAACAAAATAATTGGTGAAACATTCGCAAAGTACAGACAAGAAAAAGGGTATTCACAGCAATACGTTGCTGACAAAATGGGCGTAGGCAAATCAACTGTGCATAATTGGGAAAAAGGCAAGCGGCAATTGTATGCGCACCAGTTCATGGATTTGTGTGACGTTCTCGGCCTTGATGCTTCCGTAATCGCAAAGGAAATACATAATGCCTGCGTATAAAGACAAAAAAAGAAATACTTGGTATGTTAAGTATTCCGTGAAGGTTGACGGCAAGCCAAAGCAGGTTTTGAAGCGTGGTTTTGCCACCAAGCGTGATGCCCAAGAATACGAAAGCCGCACACGCTATTCAGCTTCAGCCAGTGGCATGACATTCCGGGAATTGATGCAAAGGTATCTTGATTATAAGAAGCCAAAGGAAAGCACAACGGAATTATACGAACGGCTTTTAGCGCTTCACTTTCCGCTTATGGATCAAAAGGCCGCTGATATAACCAAGGCACAACTAATGGATTGGTACATAGCCCTGCCGCCTGAATTGTCAGCATCTACCAAAAACACCGTGCTTGTTGTGGTGAAGGCTGTATACAAATACGGTGCCGCATTTTATGACATGCCTAACCCTGCCTATCATCTGCGCCGATTCAAAGGCAAATCAAAGGAAATGCAGGTATGGTCTATAGAAGAATTCACGCAATTCATTTCTGTTGTTGATAACGATGTATACAAGGCTTTCTTTTCGTTCCTGTATTGGACTGGTGCCCGGAAGTCAGAAGCACAAGCATTGCGTTATACTGACTTTCATGGCAATGTAGTGCACATGCATCAGCAATGGAATGAATATGGCTTTTCTGATTTGAAGTCTGATTATTCTGAAAGAACACTGCTTTTGCCTGACACGCTACAAGCCGTTTTAAAGCCTGTTTTAGCACGATGCAATGAAACACGGCCGTTTGTATTCGGCGGCTATGAACCCATCAGCAAAACAGCCCTGCGGTACTGGTGGGAGCGTTCTATAAAGCGTTCAGGCGTGAAGCGTATCAGAATGCATGATTTGCGGCATTCGTTTGCTACAAATATGATATGCAACGGCGCAAATATTGTTGCCGTGTCAAAGTATCTCGGCCATTCTTCTATTGATATAACATTGAAGACGTACACGCATCTGCTAGAAAATACCAATGCGGAAATGGTGCACCTGGCTGATAAAATGATGCAAAAATGTATCACCAACGTATCAAAACCCACGCAAAGCCCATGAAATAAGGGCTGACCAGTTAATACGGCGTTATATCCAATCTTTGTCAAATACTACAAAAGCCGCTATTTTGCGGCTTTTTTCTTTCATTCTCTACCCGGTATTGTGGTTATTTTTCCTTATTTTGTATCACGGATGTATCACGCAATGCCTGTCTGAACCATTCGGCCTTGTTGGGTATTGCTTCATAGATTGCAATAAGGTCTGCATCCGTTTCCCGGTGTAACCGAAAAGCAATGCTAATCATTTTTTAAACGCCTTCCGATATTTTCTAAACGATTTTAGAAAATAACCTAAATATTTTAGTTATTTAGCAAAGTGTTTGCTTAATTAACCTAAATTTTAGTTAAATCACTTACCACAATTTTAAGTAAAAGAAACCACTGATTTTTTATGTTAGATTATAAGCATGGAAGCGGCGGTAACTCTGCGGAGTCCGACACGCACAGAAGGCACGCATTTTGGCGTGTCTTTTGCATTTAAAAAAGCCGCCCTTTCAGGCGGCGTGGTGCTTTATTATTTCGTTTTGGTATTCATCCCTAACCTGCTTCAACTGCTCTATGCCGTTGCCATCCACCATGTGGTTGCAGATCGCATTCAGGGCTTTCATTATGAACATATCTGTTTCTTTCCGCTGTTCAACGGTTTCTTCCAAATCGCCAATGCGGCGTTCATGGTCATCCAGTTTCTTGATTGGCGTCATCAGCCATCTGATGCACGCAACGATACCCATAAGGCCACCTGCAAGCCAAATGACCGTTGAAAGGCTGATTGTAACATCATTCTGCATTGGGTTCACCTTTGCTGTAATTGTAAGATGATACCCCAATCAACAGCCCCAAAAGCGTGCCCGTGGCGTTCAGAATCTTGGCAATGCCGTCAGGGTTTGCAATGCCTGCTGTTTCGCCAATTTCAAGAATGTACCATGATAAGGCAGGCAGGCAAACAAGGCCAACCCATTTCAAAACATCATAGATTTTATTTGGCAGTTTCATTTTAATTTTTCCTCTTTAATGATTGCCTTAAAGCCTTTAGCCGCAAGCTGATTTTTCAGTCCTTCGGCGTTCTTCTTCTGTTTGAATGCGCCGCACTGTACCCGGTAATAATCGCCATCCTCTTTGATAAATGCATTGAAGCCCTTGGCATTCAACTGCGCTTTCATTGACTCGGCGTTTTTCTTTTCCTTGAATGCACCGCACTGCACCTTATATATAACGTTGCTCGGCTCCGGGTGCGGTGTCGGTGTCGGCGGCTTTGGGTTCATGGCCTTTCTAATGTCGGCCGTCATCTGCCCACTGGTAATTTTCTGATACAGATAATCGCCAGGGCATGCTGTTGCCGCCCAATCTCTGTGCATGTTCAACCCGTTGCCGCGGTATGTGTAAACAGGATCAATGCCGTAACGCTTGCACCATTCAGCGCAAATAGCAACGGCCGTGTTGTATGCGGAATCAGAAATGTGCCACCCTGCGCCGCCATCATTGGCAATTTCAAGCGTCAAGGCGCAACAATCAGCCGCCCAACCGCCTGTTGTCCATGGCCTGCATTCTTCAGGCACATACGCCCACACAGTGCCATCCGTAAACACCGCAACTGTTGGCGACATTTGGCGGCCGCCATGAATGATGTTGTAAAACTGTTCTTGTGTCAGATTGCCTGCCATGTGGTGCGGAATGATTCGTGTAATAGCGTTTCCACCTCTGTCATTCCACTTGCCGTGCGAAAAGTCATAGAAGTCACTGTAATCACTGATTGTGTAACCTTCACGCTTCATCATCATCCCCCTTGCCGTAGTCCAGTTCTGCGGCCTGTGCGTCAGTCAAATACACGGTTTCTTTTTCAAATTCAGGTGCTGTTTTTACTTTGTCCATGGTTCCCCCTTTTCAATAAAAAAGCCGAATCATTCGGCCTGCGGTGCCTGTACGTGCTCATAGAATTCACTGCGTAGCATGTTGCCGTATGAATCAAATAACACGCACCCTTTGCTTGGTGCTGAACTGATTGCGGCGTACTGCAATACTTTGTGATATTCGCTTTCTGCCTTCTGTTTGTCGTCAAAGGTCAGGGCTTTTGAAAGCACAATACTGCCGTCTGCGTTGTTCTGAATTTCCTGTAAAATGTAGCGCATTGGTTTTTCTCCTTTTATTCAAGCGTTAGCCAACATGCGGTTAAAGCATAGTTGGAATTGCTTGTTGCTGAATTGTTTGCATAGTGCTGAATTGAACCTGTTGTCTGAATGATTACAAAGCGTGTATTTCTTGCATCGTTTGAAACAGGTAATCTTACTTCTGCGGCTGGTCTGTACCCTGTGGGAATCGTTCCAATATTGTTTAAGCCATTGCTATATGTACCGTCTGAAGGACTGGTGAAGAACACCACTTTGCCGAACTTGAATAACTGTGCTCGACTTGATTTCCCTGTGATGTTAACCATCGCAGTCTGAATTGCAGGCTGTACAAACGTATCCGATGCAATCCGTGCATCTCTAAGCATCGGCTTAAACACAAGATTGTTGACTGTTGTTCCGGCATGGATGTAGATTGCCACATTCCGCGAACCAGTACCGCTCGGTGTTACCGTTACTCCATCTCCGTAGTCTCTTGCCGTGTTCGTGCCATCGTAAAGATAGAACTGTAACCAGTAAGTGTCCCCGTTACCACCTTCAGGGCATCCGCTGAGTGTCACTGGATAGTCAAACGATAATTGCTCATATCCATCTGCAATCACTCCGTATGAGTCTGCCGTAGCAGTTCCGTTAACTGTCCACGTTCCATCACCGTTGTTTGTGTATGTGATACCGTTTCTAGTCACCGTTGCGCCTGTGTTTGCAAGCAGATTCTTCTGACCGTTGTGTGCAAGTACCGCATCAAATCCAGCCATAACATCTTGATAAACGTAGGGATTCTCACGGCTGTGAATATGTAAGTCTCCCCACACATCTACCTCGGTTTCATCCCATGAAACAATTGGCAACCCCTGCATTAGTTGTGCGGTATATGTGGCGGTGCTAAACAAATCAGAAACAGCAAAACGTATGTCATACTGATTCTGATAATCAAACGATTCCGCAAAAGTCATGGCGTGGTTGTAGTTCTGTTGCCCTGCGCTAATGCTTTGCGTGTATGTGTCTTGCCCTGCCGTGTATTCGCTTGCGCTGTGCAGTTTGTATTCATAAGTAATCGTTAGGCTGTTGGCTGTGCTTCCGTATGTGCCGCCATACGCCGTGCCTGTTACCTGCCCGGTTGCTGTGCTTCCTGTGGCTGATACTCTGCCAACACTGGCTGTTAATGTTATCGGCTGATATGGTAACAACTCCCACTGTGCCGTTTTGCTGACGCTGTTACCCCTTTTATCTGTAACGGTTACCGTCAGGCTTGATACATCAACAGCGCCTTTGGTGAATATAATTGTTTGGCTTGTGCCGCTCAATGTGTACGTTTGCGTTGATGAACCACAAACAACCTTTGCGCTTGCCAGTTCTGTATAACTGCCGCTTACTGTCAGCGGTATAGTTGCCTGAATAATTGATTGACCATATACCGCCTGGCCTGCATTTATGATTGCGCTTGTTTGTGTGTTTATGTCTGTTGTTGTGATTGTGCCAATATTGGCGTGGTCTTGCTCGGCATTTATTTGAAGCGTTACTGTTCCTGTCTTTGTACCAATAGCGGTGGTGCCGCTGTATGTTATACATGTAATTGTTGCCGTTGCGGTTTTTGATGTACTAGCGAATTGTGCGCCAACTGCATAAGGTATTTCAATCTCTGTACTTGTTGTTACCCCTGTCCTTGTTTCTGACCACGTGCCATACGAAAGCGTAACGGTGTGCGTAAATGCTGATGACTTCCTGTTTGTGTATATGGTCAGTGGCGCACCGCCCTGCCATATCATTCGTGGGTTTGGCGAAGCTGTCGGCACTGATGCCCTTGGTATAGTTGGCAGTGTGTAATCGGCCGATACCCAACCAGTATCAACACCAATGCCGCCCATTCGTGTGCGGCCTGTAAATGAACCACCGCCCGTGCCGTCTGATGCATGATTGTTCCATTCTTCCCAAGATCGTAAATTTCCGCTAGATGTGTACTGCCTATATGCCGCACCGTTCCACCCTGCGCCTGTCAGATAGTCTTCTGCATCGTATGAGCGTGCATAGCCATATTCAATTTCTAAATCCCATGAATAATGAACCTTTGTGCGGTTGTTTGTGACATCTTGCGTTGAATACTTCCCCCACAATTGAAACTCACCTGTAAAGCCACTAATTTCTACAGTGTAACTATTCAGTTTTTGCCATGATGTTGTTAACTGTGTCGCCATTCGCTATTTCTCCCAATATATGCCCTGCTGTGCTTTACTGTGAATAGAGTTATAAAAGCCTTGGAATCTTGATGTTGTTGCTTGGTTGTCATCTGTAACACGCAAAAAGTTATGCGCCGTCAGGTTTATAGCGTCAACGGTGTCCTGTTCCGCTGACAGTGTTACAACGCCGTCTTTGTTCATTACACGCATACCCAATTCAGTAAATAATGATTGATAGTCAGAAACTATAGTGCCTGTATTGGGGTCTTTCCTGGCTATGTGCATGCCTTCACCGTCATACGTCACATTTGCAATGCTTCCGCTAACCGCTTCATATGCATTGACTTCCAATGCTGATGCAAGCACTGATGCGGCTGTAATCAACGAACCATCAATATTGCCTGCCCTGATAAAATCGGCATTGAATGCGCCGTTTTCCAGTGTCCATGCTGTTGTATAATCGCCGCTGTACCCGGTTGAAGAAAAGCCAATGCCTGCCATGTTCATGCGCAAAACATTAACAGCCGTTTCAATGTTTGGTGAATCCATGATTAATATTTCGTTAGGTGTTCCGTCAGCGTTCGTATTAATGACCACATTGCCGCCAAGGCCGCCCCGGATTAGATCAGACGCCTGCACAATTGCTGTTTCAAGATTAGAAACTGCCTGTGCTATAGTGCGGTTAATAGCCTGTTCAACTGGCTGTGTTATAGTCTGCTGTAACGTGGCTTTTTTTGTGCCTAGCGTTATTGTTTTATAACGCTCGTTAATTACGTCATAGGTGTATTCAACAACACGCATGGGCACGTTAAAGCCGTCATAAATCACGGTTACAGTGTCACCAAGTGAAACCCTTTCAAGCGGTGCAATGTTCCTGTATTCCTCTGTTTGCCAAAGTTGTACAAAAGACACTTGCAACGTGTCAGCATATTCACGCCCAAAGTTATGCGCCGCTATGTATGCATTAGCCGCATTGTTCAGCGTTTCAATGTTTGGCTGTTCCTGATAATCTTGCGAAACATCCAATATATATATTTTTTCCTGTGTGTATTCTTCATGGTTTTCAACGTACTGAACGGCACCTGTTACGGTGTTTTCTTCTGACGTCCAATAAGCCAAACAGCCAGTATAAAACGATTCGCTTGAACGCTCGTTTTTAAACTCTGTCAGGTTTTTGCCGTATCGTATTTGCACGCCGTGGTCTGCGCCTCTTCGTGCGTAAGCCTTAACCGTGTACATATCCCATTCAATTTCAGCGTTAAATGAGTCAATAATTGATCCTTCAACGCCGCCAATCAGTGCCCTGAAAGAATGCGGTACCATGTTGTTGAATGTTGATGTTGCGTTTGCTATGTCTGTCCAAACATTAAACGGGCACGGCACCATGACATTATTGACTAACCCCGTTAAAGCAGGCTGTATGCCTGTTGCAGAAAAAGGCTGAACGGGCATGCCATTCAGCTTGTATGAAATATGATGTGCATTTACTGTCAGCCTGCGCCCTGAAGCGCTTTTTGTTACCTTGTACACTTCAAACGCTTGCGGCGTACTTACTTCATCAGGCTTTGCAAGGATGTACCGCCGTGCTGTTATATCGGCGGCGTGTGCGCCTGTGTCCGGGTACACAAGTTCTATTTCATAACCACCGTTTAACCCCTGCTTACTGGTTAGGCTGATGCAATCAGATAAACGGCCTATACCGTTAGAAGTAAAGGCCGTTTCTGTTGCTTCGTATAAAATTGGGATCATATCGTGTACCACCTCGGCGTTATTGATACCTGGCTAAACCCACTATATGAAAAATAGTTTGTGCCGCTCCGCAATGTCACATAGTCTGTTGTGCTGAAGGAAACATAACTATTTGCGTTGTTGCTTCCGTGATAGCAGTCCATCAGTTCGCAATCAATGTCAATGTAGGTGTAAGGACTATTAGCCACCGTGATATAGATATCGTTGATGTTCAGTGTGCCGTTTCCATATACTCGGATGATTGGCTTGCTCTCAAACAATGTCGGATTTTCCAACTCGGCAGGACTCGCAATGGTAACAGTAAGGCTTTCCATGTCAGTGCTGATGATGTTTGTGCCTGTCAGCAATGAAACCTGCTGTGCTGTCAGTTGTACGGTCTGCGGTTCTGCAAGTTTATATGTCACTTGTAGAGGGTTATTGTCCAGCCATGTGTTAAGCGTTGCTTTGTCTGTAACATCACTGCTTATGTGCTGAACACCGTTAAGGTAGAAGTACCCATTTACTACACCGATTGTAACTGACGGACGAGTTGCGGTCTGACTTGTGTTTTCTACTGGCATCTTATCGCATCGGTTTTTTCCATCCGCAAGCATCTCATCCTCAGTTGGATAATAATACGGTCTGAAATCTTCTCCAAATAAGGCGGCTACGGTTGCATAAACTCTATTCTGCGAGGCAAACCTGTCCGTCCAGTTAAAACTTCTGACTTCTTTTGAAACTGTGTTCACCGTCAGCACCCCTGTTAGCACATCCAACGTGCCACCATAGCGTGTGCCGTTTAGGTCTACTGTGACTGTTTGTCCTTGGTATGGTTCGTAGGATGTAACATTTCCTTCTTCCAATTGAAAAGCGGTCAACTCGTTTAATTCTATTGCTGCGTTATTCGATTTACGTACAAGAAATTTCATGTATCTAGTATCTGAATCAACCGTAAACGTGCTCGATACTCGATTAGAGGCTGTACGACCAAGCCAATTTTTAGAAGCATCATATCTGTGCATTTCATAAATCAGAAGTTCACTGTTGCACTGCACCGAATATGTTTTTCCGCTTTCTACCATTACAAAGGGACTGCGCAAACGAGTATTGCTGTTAAAATCAGCACCTGTGCCACTAATGCTGCCGTGAACAAAATCAGATTGATTCAGCAGATTCTTCCCTGTCCTCGTCACACTTGCGGATGTATGTCCTGTGATTGGGCAGATGTTTTGCCAAGGCGTAAAATCAGTGACGGCATCCGTTTCCAAAATCATCGGCGTAAATGTCAATGTTCCGTCTATGACTTCTCCTGCATTTACTCTGACTCTTAACTTGTTTATGACTTTGTTTGCCATGGCACTTGAGCCGTTATAAATTCGATTTACAATAGAGAATCCAAGCCAGTCTACCCGTGTGGTGTTATTGTAGAAATCAAGATTGATTGTACCAGTTCCACTTCCTTTTTTATCGTTCATCAAATGAACGTATGTTGAACTTGGAAGCGTGACTTCGGGAATATCAAACGGAAAGGAAAAATTTTCTGTTGCTGTTCCGCTTAATGTATATCTGCCTCTGCCGTCAGATGTAAGCGTGATGCCGTACTCTGTATGCGTGAATACTTCACCGCATGGCAGTTTATTAATGTTTGCACCACCGACCCACGGATGGTCATAACAATTCAAATCCTGCACTGGTTGAATATCCACATTCAGTCCTGTTAAAGCAGTCAGTCCGCTAGGGTTAGAGATAGAAACAGGATTGCCTGAAGCGGTTGTTGATTCGCTTGAAATGTCGGTTGATTCTTTGCCGCTGTTTTTGTAACGTTGCGGCATGCAGTCAAATTCTAATTCAACCGTGCCTCCGTTAATGTCGTATAGATCAGGCGTAAAAGCCTGTTTAAACGATGCCATGCGCCATTCATCCGGGTTCAGTGATTCGGTATACACCTGATACCCGTGGCAAGATTCAAGGAAACTGCGCATAGCGTCCATGTTGGTTTTCATGTTCTCGGTAACGTAAACCAATACACGCAACGTAATGTTGTTGTATCGGTTGTTATTCACTTGCAAATTTCCTGAACGGCCTAACACTTTTACGCTGTCCATGTCTTTGCTTGCGCCGTCTAAAAAATTAGATGTTGCAACGTATGCGTGAAACTGTGTGCCAAAGTCAACGCCGCCGAATGTCATTTCATTTTTTATCATGCAAACACCTCGTTTTCACGCATAGCTTCTGAAGTCAGCCTGTCCTTGATATATTCGTATATTTCCTGTGCGCTGTTGTAATCATCAGCATTGATGTTGATGGTTACGCCGCCGTAGTTGGTTGCGTTGCTCACTGGTGCAACGTCTGATGCACTTGTGGTCATCTGCTCAACGTTCAGCGGCATGATTGCATCACTTGCCATATTTTCCATGGCATCTGTTACAAATTTCGTGTTGTCTTCAATACCTTCAGCCAAGCCCATTGGTATGAATTTACCAATTGTATTGGCCATTAACCGGGAAGGCGAACCAATCTTGAAGAAGTTTTTCACCGATTCCCATGCATTGCGTGCCAAACTCATCAGCGTGCTTGCAATGGCACTGCCTGCGGAAACGATACCGTTAACAATGCCGCTGATGATGTTTGAACCGATAGACCACCAATCAAACTGCCTGAATACAGCGGCCGCCCTTGAAATAATCTGTGGTATTGCGCTTGTAACTTTCGGAATGGCTTGGATCAAGCCGACAGCAAAGCGCCCAATGGCTTCAAGGCCTTGCTGAAGGAATTGCGGAAGGTTCCGGGCAATAGTGCTGATTAACTGCGCCAATACCTGCGTGATTGCATTCAGAATGCTTGGCAGGCTGTTGATAATGCCGTTAATCATCTGCAAAATGATTTCGCCGCCCTTCTGCAAAAACTGCGGAAGGTTCTGAAGAATTGCGCTAATCATTTCATTCAGAATGTTGCCAATGGTGGCAATAATTGACGGCATGTCATTCAGCACGCCGCCGTCAAAGCTGTTCATGATTTGCATGCCCAGGCCTGCCCAATCAATTGATGAAATAGCATTCCACATAGACTGAACTAACTGCCCTGCGGCTGTGATTAACTGCGGTATAGCCGTTATAACGCCTGTGACAAGCGTAACAACCAAGTTAACGCCGCTGTTTATTAATTCATCGGCATACATAGCAATGCCCTGAATGGCACCCACAATGACTGTTGGAATCTGCCCAAGCACATTGCCCACCATCGGCAGAAAGTTGCCAAAAAGGTACGTGCTTACTGTAGTTGTAAGATTCTGAATTGCTAACGTCACATCACCACCCAAAGCAATCTGCCCTAGTAGATCAGTCCAAGCCGCTTTCATGCTGTTAAATGAACCTTCAAGCGTGGTTGCCGCTTCGTTTGCTGTTGTGCCAGTTATGCCTAATTCACCCTGAATGACGTGAATTGCTTCATATACGTCTGAAAGGTTGTTAATGTCATAATGCACGCCCGTGATTGCTTCGGCATCCCGTAGCAATCTTTCCATTTCGGTTTTTGTGCCGCCGTAGCCAAGTTTCAAGTTATCCAAAAGCTGATACTGCTGTTTTGCAAATCCTTGATATGCCATGGTTATTGATTCCATTGACGTACCCATTTTGTTTGCATTGTCGCTCATGTCAATCATTGCCGTGTTGGCAATTTCTGCCGCTTTGTCAGTGTCGCCGCCCATTGACTGCAACAGCGATGCCGAAAAGCTTGTAACATTCTGCATGTACTCGTTTGCAGAAAGCCCGGTTGTGCGGAATGATTCTGATGCGTACTGCATCATTTTGTCTGCGCTACCTTTGAACAGTGTTTCAATACCGCCCATTGACTGCTGAAGCTGTCCACCTTGGTTCAGTGCATCGCCAATCAGTTTGCCAACGCCCATGGCCGCCATGACTTTAGCGGCAACGCCTGCAAACTTTGCCGCAAACGATTTGCCTGCGCTTTCGCCTGCGCTGTCTACATCGGCACCAATGGCCTTCTGTACATTTCCCTTAATGCCTTCTGCGGATGGGATTATTTGCACATACGCTGTGCCTATCTCTGTGCCGTTGTGCGCCATAGTTACCCCCTTAATTCGGCAAGCCGCTTTTCAAATTCTTCAGCGGTTCTGAAGCCAGTTATTTTTTCTTCTTCCTCGGTGTTTATAAACTGCTGTAACAATGATTTAGGTGCGTTGCGTTTCTTCTGCGCATCCTTTGTTTTTGACCATCTGATAAACCGTATGTCATCAAAAATGGCAAGCAACAGCAGTGTTTCAAACGGCAATTTCACGCCGTTCATTTTCATCTTGATGCGGCTGTTTTCCCTTAATCCGCAAGAAAGCCTTGCTAGTGTTGAAACTGGCAAGGCTTTCAAATCGTATACATGATAAGTTTCTGCAAGGTCACATATTAAGGCATCACGATCAAGCCGCAACATGTGGATTAGGGTTATTAGTTTTTTCCTTCTTTGATTTTTCCGAAAATGTCAAAGATTTCTGCAATCACTTTTTCAGTTGGCACACGGCCGTTTTCATCCCGGCAGTGTTCAATCAGTGCTTTGCCCTGTTCTTTGCCTAAAATCTTTTTGACAAACTTAGGCGCAAACAGCATGTTGCCATCACTCATTTCTGACAACTGGTCAAGCACTTCCCAATCATCAAGCGCCTGCACATCCACATCAAACTTAAAGCCTGATTCAGTAATACCTTTCATTGTTTACCCTTTCTTACTTAATGTATTCATAGTGCGTGTTGCCCTGTGCATCAGGTGTGCACGCAAGTGTTGTTTCATAGCCTACTGCTTCGCCGTCAGCATATGTAATGTCGCCAACTTCCGAAACATAAGCGGCAGGGATAACAACACGTTTAACGTGGTTGTTGTTATAGATCATTTCAATAACGTATGACTGCGCTTCAGACGGTGTGGCATTCGCTTTGATTGTAATGCCGCTTGTCAGTGTGCCTGTGACGTTATCTGAACCGTATACAACTTTCAGTGCATCAACGTTCATTGCTTCAATGAGCGTGAATGCAAATGTATCTTCCTTGGCGGTAAGCACCTGTAACACAGTGTCGCCGCCCCATGCACGGATTGCTTCTGTTTCCGGGCTGTTTGCGTTTGTTACGCCATCTTCAGAAACATAGCCAAGGCACTTGAAAGCTTCATTCAGTGCGGTTGTGGTGTCTGTCGGCAGGGCTGTGCCAAGTGGTGCCGCCCAAATTGAACCGCCAACGGCAGGTTTGCCAACAGTCACCTGCAAAGAGTTATTTGCCATTGTTTTACTCCTTCTTAATAATGAGTTAATTCAAAAACAGCCTGATAGCGTGGCTGTTTGGTTGATTCTTTAATGTATGAATAATCACTTGTCAGTGAAACACGGGTTATTTCATCTTCTTCGGCTGTAATGTTCAGCATTGCGCTTTTCACGGCTTCGTTTAATACAGCGGCTTGGTACAATGTCGGCGCATATGACTGAATTGCAAACGTGGCTGTATAGATGTGATTTGTAAGTGATGAACCCGTCTTTTCTAACACCACAAACGTATCATTTCCGGGTGTCTTGTTGGCAGGTTCTTGCATGCTACAGGGCACGCTCAATTTACTTTGAAGGTAATTAAGCACGATAGTTTCAACCATGCAGTGCCTTCAACAACGTGTTGTTTTCGTTGTTATCCCTTCTAGCCTTCACCGTAGCGGCATACACACGTGCTATTGCACGCCGTTTACCAACTACCATGTTGTGCCCATAGCCGCCGCCTGCGTTGCTTGCTGTGGTTACAGCGTAGCCATTCAGCACGCCCTGCATTCCTTCAGACTGTAGCAACGTGCGCACGCCTTTGCCGTTTAATTTAAACTTCATAGCGTTCACACTTCACTTTCTTGTGCCATTGCAACGGTATGTTTTCTTCAATGCCCTGTTCAGGAATTCCAAACGTTCGGAATTTTTCGCCGAAAAACTCAACGACTGTATCTTGCCAGTTATGTGTATCGCCTTTCGGAATACCAAGCGTGTACTCAATCATTTTGCCTGTCAGCGTAAACTCGTCAACACGTTCCTGTGCGGAAGGTTGCCCAACTAGCACGTTATCAACCGTTACAGGTGCCAGTGTGTACTGCGGTGCATTGAATTCGTCATACCCTGTCAGCGTCTTTTCATAAAGGGTAATTGCCATTCCATGGATCATAAAAATCAATAACCCCGTACCTTTGCCGCTTCAGCCCAAGCCGTTTCAAATCGGACGGGAAAATAGCATTGCCAATGCCGCCGCCCGGAATCGCATATGTGCCGCTCCAAGAATAGCCAAGCCCTGCCTGACTTTCCTGTGTCATCGGTTCTGAACTGGTAGATTGCCGCAATACTCTGCTAACAGCAGAAACGGTCACTTCCTTTGCTACCGATGCCAATGCGCTGTTTGCCGCTATCATTTCATCAAGGTCATAGCCAAGGAACTGCGCTTTTAACCGTAATTCATCTGAAATAATAGGAAGCAAAGCCGCCGCCCGTGTTTCTTCATCGGCGGTCAATGGCCGCCACAATGTCGTTATGTCTTCAACGGTCGCAAATGGTTCTGCCATGTTGCCACCTCACTTGCTTTTCTTTCTTGTCTTCTTCGGCTTGTCTTCTTCTGTCTTTGCCTTTTCTTCAGAAGAAACAGGGGAAGGGATTAATTCCCAATCCCCTGTTATTTCCGATTCAACATAGATCACAACGCCTGTTTTTGTGTTGCGGTATGTTTTCAAGCCTGTACCTTGGCAAAGAAGGACGGTGCAAGGATTCCCCAACCGATATAGGCTTCTGCACGCAGGTAAATCTGATTTTTGCCTGCCAGGTCAACGCCGCTGTTATCCGGGTCGCCGTACTGAATAACTTCATATTCAATATCATCAGCATAGCCCCATCTGAACGCAGAGAAGTCACCAACAAGGGCATGCAGTGTGTGTGTGGCACCAGTGGCGGCCATAGATACGGTCGGATTTACTGCAAGGCGCATATCGCCAAGCGCTTCAGGTGCGGAACCCCATGCAAATGCCGGGTACTTCGGTGCGCCATTTGCGGCCAGTGCAGAAATAGCGCCTTTCATGGTTGTAGACATTGCCGCACCGTCAGCCATTGTGCCTGCGGCTTCAACCATAGCAACAGCCGCATTGATGTTTGCGTCAGCAGAAGCGGCCGCATATGTAACAGCGTTTGTTACTTTTGCTTCAAAGTTGTTGTTGCCAATGACAGCAGAAGCAGTCAGGTCATACGGATTTAAACCATGCAGGGCGGCAATATCAAGGCCACGGGCAAACTTTCTTGCGGCGCCTTCAACGAAAGTGCGGAGAATTTCAAGGCGCTTCTCTTCGCCTGCTTTCCACATTTCCTTGCTGAAACGTGCGCCATATTCAAATTTTACCGGGCGGATTACAACAGGCTGAATATCAGCACCGCCGTGAACCTTGGTGCCGTTTTCGCCAACAACGGAAGCTTCCTTGTCAAGGCTGAAAACCATTTCAGTTGTGCCGACAAACGGAAGCGGTCTTTCCTGTGCAAGGCGTGCCAGTGCGGATGTGCCACGCACGGAATTAAACATTTCTTCAACAAGTTCTGTAGGGATTTTGTTTCCCATAAGTACAACATCTGCCATTTTTTCTTTTCTCCTTATTCCCCTAATTGGGCAAGCATCTTTTTGAACGCATCATCTTTCTTGTTGCTTGCGGCCTGCTCGGTATTTCGTACCATGCCGACACCGTGCGGCGTTGCAAGTTTTGAAAGTTTCGTTGCGCTTTCGCTGATCGTTTTTTCATCATCACCCTGCAAAAATTCAACCGCATCCATGGGCAGTTTCATTTCATTCGCAATTTTGGCTTTTAATGCTGACGTTTTCAGCCCTTTGATTTCGTTTTCGTACTCGGCAAACTTTGCGTCATAGCCTTCATACTTCTTCAGTTCTTCAGCATGTGCGGCATTCAGCTTTTCAATTTCGCCTTTGTGCTTTTCCTGAAGGGCTTTCATGTCATCAGGTGAAGCCCACCCCTTGAACGCATCGGCGGCCTTTTCTGTGGCCTTCTTTTCTGCTCTTTCAATGCGTTCTTTGATACGTTCGTCAAATTCTTCCTGTGTGTTGATTACTTTGAATTCAGCCATTTTTTCCTCCCACTGTTAACCGCTGTGTAAGCGTAAATGTTAAAAGGCGCCGTAACGCCTTAATAACCAATCTTTTGTTTGCGTTTTTCTGTCATCGTTATTCGTGCCCAAAAGGCAAACGCCAACGATTCAACTATAGAAACATCAACATTTCTTTTTATTGAGCGGAAACCAAACGCACCGTTAGTGCCAATCATTCGCCGTTCACAATTGCTGACTGCCTGCACAACACTTGGTTGCCCGGAATGGCAAATTGTGCCATCATCAACAGCCTGCCTGAAAGCGGCGTATGCTGTCACCGCTTCGCTTGCTGTCGGCACTATCACCTTGGCTTTTATACGGGCTTGTTTTAGGGCATCTGCGAGCAATTCCGTTTTGCCCTTGCCATCTATAACCACCGCATAAACATCAGCCTTACAAACGAAAGAAACAAGCCATTCAAGCCCTTTGGCCTGTGACTTGCAACCGATTGTTTCAAGAAATATTTTTTCACCTGCCCTGGCCGCTATTGACAGCGACACATTGGCACCGTTTGCGCCAAACTTGATGCCACAAAACAACTTGCCAGTTAAGGCAGGCAAGCGGTTCACCTTCATGCTTTGCCATTCTTTTTCTGTTATTTCGCTTTTCAACTCATAGCTGTGCCAATAACCAAGGCGCTGAATGACAAAATCAAGCGTATTGCGCACCTTTTCTGCCCGTATGGTGCGTTCCTTCAGAATCACGCCCAATGATGGGTTTGTCTCATACCACAATTCAGGGTTCATGACGTCTTCAGGGTATACATACGTTGACCATTCAGCCCACCCTGCGTCATATGATTCACCTGCCAATGTAGTTGTGCGATAATCTACAAACACATCACCTTTACTGCTGACGGTTGGCGGCGTTCCGCAAAATATCGTTTGCGGATTAGGTGAAGCGGCTATTGTATAGATCAATGCGCCCTGCTGTGCGCTTGTATACTCTTGCGCTTCATCTATAATCAGCAAGTCAAATGATTCACCAATGCCGCCTGCTTCCGTTCGTGTTCTGAAAACTATCTGCCCACCATTAGTCAGAAAGATTTGCTCAAGCCCGTATTGCTTTGTAGCTTTGTACGATTTTGCAGGCGTTTCCCGGCCTTTTTTCTTTCGGCCTAACTCTGCATAGCCTGAATTTGAAAGCAACTTTACAAGGCGCACAAATGCGCTGTGTGACGTGCTTGTTTTATGCGCTGTGTGGCATATGTTCTCACCGTTTAACAAGCCCCACAATTCACGCATTGCCAAAATTTCGCCTTTGCCGTTTTGGCGTGGCACCTCATAGCCAAACTTTTGATGTACCCACAACCCTTCATTTATTGCCATTATGTTTTCAATCAACAGCCTTTGCCAGTCCTGTGCTTTACGCCCTGACTGCTCATAAATGGCAACCGCTTCACTTCCTTTTGATTCGGCATAGGGCAAAACAACGGCCTGTGTGGGCGTCTGTCTGCCTATGCTTTCTGTCATCTGTCTATGTTCACCTCAACACCGTCAATAATTTCAGTGTCATTGTAAAACTCTTTGTAGCTTTCAATAGCATCTTCAGGCGCTTTGTCTGTCAGCTTATAGCACCATTCTTCATGGTCAAAATAATACCATTCTTCGTTTTCCATAAAATATGGTTTTAACTGCATATTTTAATATCCTTTCTGTTGCAACCATTCTTGCATTGCCACACCCAATTCATTTGGTTTTGAATACTGTGAATTTGCAAACACTTCCGCAAAAAATTCATATTGATTTTTGCGCCCGTATTGGCTGATATTATCTATCAGCCTAAAATTTGGGTTATTCCTCGTTGCTATTTCAATCAGTTCGTTTTGCACATTCGCAACCCATTCACCACGGCTAATGCTTGAACCGGGGTTTGTTAATTGATGCTGTCTGAAAAGCAAATTGTGAATCATGTGCCCATATTCATGCGTAATTGAATACGTCTGCAATTCGTAGTCATTGCGTAGATCAATAGGCATTGACCACCCCTGCCGCACCATGTCAAACGTGCTTCGCATCATTTCATCAGCATTTCTGAAATATTGCCCGTTTATTGTTAACCACTGGTTGCCTGAATTCACCGTGCGGCTTGAAACATATGCAATAGCCTTGTTGCGTCCAACATAATTGAATGACGTTTCATTTGACCTGTGCACGATGTTAAAACGGTCTTCAAGGTTTTTTAATTGCGTTGTGATGTTTTCCAATAAGTTCACATCAACCTTTTTTGTTAATGTATCGCTTACATACTCAAATCCAACATCATTCTGCAATGAAAGCGCCGCCTGTTCACGACGTTTTTTTAGCGGTGTAGGTTTTTTTGCTTCTTCGGCGGCTTGCACTATTTGTTCTTGCTGTGTGGTGTCTTCCTCTGTCCACACTTCGGTGTGATTCCATACGTTTTGACGCATGGTGCCATTAACAAACGTCAATATACACCTGCATGCTTCATGCCGCTTGTATACATCCCTTGGAATATTTGAACCATTGCCCTGATATTCATAGCGCCCTGCAAGGCTTGCACACCACGGGCACGGCACCGTGTATGTATACGGGTATTTGTATTCTTTGCCCTTTTTGCTGATAACACGGTGCACAATGGTTTTGGTTGTAGTCGCTTCAGGCGTCCGCACAATATATGTTTTTAGCCCGGCTTTGGCTTGCGTTGTGGCGTTCTTGCGTATGCCATCATCAACAACCGCCTGTGAATAATTTATAACCTGTTCTTTTATTCTTCCTGTTTCATTTTGGATATTATCAAACGTAGAAACTTCAGTTATTAACCCGTTTATTCTGTTTGTATCTAAATCAGGCAACTGCGGCGCCAGGCCAACACCCAAAGCGGCATTTTTGTTGGTTTGTATCGTTTCAACTACTGTTGAAATAACGCCATGGTCAAGTGTAAGCAATGGTTTTAATATCGCTTCTGCTTCTGCTTCGGTTAGTGAATCAACATTAAAATACATCAGGTTTCTTTCAATGGATCGTGAAAGAACCTCGCCAACCCTAACGGCATACCTGTTTGCTAGTTCATAATCAGTGCTGTTTCGCATCTGAAACACTAAATCATTTAGTTCATTATCGTTTTGCAGATACGATTCAAACGCACGCATAATGCGTTGCGAAACGGCGTTAATATCAGGCATTTGCTACCACTTCATCAATGCTGACGGCTTCGGCTTCGTCTTCTGACGTTTCAATGCCAGTCAGCTTGCGTAATGTGTCCTTGTCAAAATAATTCGGTACAGCCTGATTAATTTTAATAGCACCGTCACCGATAGCGGAAAGCATAGCCGCATCAGGTTCAAAAGCAGGTTGCCATAACGGCTTTAAATCAGCAACCAATGAGCGTGAATATGCGTTTTTATCCCTTAAGCTTGCCGCCAAATAGCCTGCATTAGCAAAAGCAACACCGTATGTTTTCTGCGCCTTGCGCACAATCTGCCGCAATGTTTCATGTGCCGCCTTGATCGCTTCGGCGCTTGATGGGTTATCTGTAACAAATCCCAAGTCATCAAGCGTCAGCCCTGTTTCACCGCTGAACATGGCGGCGGCCATGCGCAATTGCTCGGTGTAAGGGCTCATTGATTGCTGTGTAAACTGGCCAAGCGTTGGGCTGTGGCCGTCTTCATCCTTATCAAAACGCAACATAGCTGACATTGATGCACGCCACGTGTCCATTGGGTCTGCGTCAGGGTCTAACCCCGTGACATATTTCTGTGGGAAACTGTAGAATTCTGCCGAAACTTCGGCACGTTCCATGGTGGTTTCCGCAAAGCGCTGATAATACATACATGACCGGGAAATACGGGAATGCCCAAACGGCCGCTGTGAATCAGGCTTAAACGGTACGGGCACTAATAACGGATATAACGCCGGGTTTTCTTCGTACACTGTCGGCACACCATATTCAAAGTATTGCGTGCCTTCAGGCGTAAAATACGCTTCTAATATTGCGTTTCCGTCTGCGTCACGGTCTAACACCGCATAGCCTTCTTTCAGCAACATGGCCTGTTCATCCATTATGCCCGTGGCGTCTTTAGCTGTGAGCACTGACAGCCTTGGCGTTTTCTCGCCATCAACGCCGCCAGTGATATGAATGAATGAACATGAACCAATCAGGCTTTCTTTGATGGCAGAATCAAACAGAATGTCAGGGTTATTCATGTTGAATATCTGCATAGCGCCATAATAGTCATTTTCAAAGCCGTTAAATACCAGCCTATCAGCCAGGGCGTCAACGCCCTTGGCGCACCAACCGACAGTTGCCCGGTAATTGTCTTTCATCCATGGTGGGATCAATAACCCTTTGTCGCTGTGGCGCTCTTTCATTTCATAATAACGGTATCTCAATGCCACACGGGTACATTTGTGGTCTAATTTCTGTTTGAGATACTCTAACCCATAGGTTTCTGCCATAGTATTACCCCTTTTCTGCGAGATTTTTTCATAGTAACAGCCGCTGTTTGGAACGGCCGACCGGTAAGGGTCATATGCCCATTAACCACGGTAAGCTTCCCAATGGTAGGAAAGCGGCAAATCATCGTTTGAAACTTCTTGTGCTTTTTTTGCTTCTTTTTTATTTTTTTCTGTCGTTAGTTTGCTTGATTTTATTTGGTTGCATATCAGGTGCGCCAACTGTAGGTTGTCCAGGGCTGACGGGTGCCCACCTTTTGCCACGGGTATGATGTGGTCAACCGTGGCGCTGAATGGATCAGGAAACGGCAATGATTTGTCTACTGGCTTGCCGCAAATCGCACACACTTCCTGTTGTGCCAGTATGATGCGGCGGTGCTTTTCATAGGCCGCTTTGTGGTTTCCATCCCTGTCAGGCCTGTTACCTGCGTTTTTTCTTGGCATAGGGGTTATTTTTCCTTTCAGGCGTCTGATAATCAAGCCACAACTGATATGGTTCACACTCATGCATGACGCTAACCCGGTCGCATACACGCTGACAGTTGGTGCATGGGCACGTTGCAAGCTGTTCAATGTGTCGCATGTGCTCGGCGTATTCTTCTGCTGTTAAGTTTGTAACGTCAATCACATCATCATCCATGGTGTTTGCTTTCTAATTAAGCCGCCTAACAGAAAGGATTTAGATCACGCCTGCGTGCTATAGCGATGGTGAAAGGGTAGGCAATATGGGCGGCTTAACCGCACGCACGAAAAAAGGGAAGCGGTTGTTACTTCCCTTTTTCACCGATACCATTAAATCAGCTTAAACCGTGACATGGCGTTACAGTTTTTCGTTAAAGTACCTATACACCCTTTGCCTTGCTGATTCCGTGCCGTAGTAGCCTAATACATGCCGTGTTGTTGTTTCCCATGACATGCCGTCAATGTAATGGCAAATAATTATGCGGCGTAATTCGCTTTCCTTTGGGTCGGTCTGTTCTTCATACAGCCACGTCATTACTTCGTTTATTTCCTCGGCCAACTGTATCTGAATTTCCGCAATTTTATCATTGATTCTTTCTATAGCGGCAAAGGCCTGTGCTGTTGGATCGCTTGGCGTTGTGCTGTGCGTGCCGTTGCTTGTTGGACTTTTAACCGGGCGGTACCAGTGTAGCTTCATGCGTTCAAGGTCATCAATTTCGTTTTGTAGCTTCTTGATTGCCCGTAACCTTGCTATTGTTATCATTTCGCCGCCTTTCTATAGCAGTTTCAACTGTGTTGCTGTTTTCCGCTTGAATACTTTGTTGAGCACTAACAGCATGACTGGCTTCGGTATAGCATGATAGCCGCTACTGTATAACTGTGCTTTGCTGTGCTCGTTTTCCCAAATGTCAACGTGGTAGTTGTCTGAATGAATGCCGCCGACTATGTACACAACTGGCGTGCCATACCTCACCAAGTCAAATATTTCTTCCGCACCCGTCAAAAGCACTCTGAATTCACCGCCATACAGGGTTTCTAATTCCTGTTTTAGATCATTGGCCTTTTGCTTGGCCTGTTCTCTGTATGTCATTTTCTTCCCCTGTGGCAGTACCCGTCAGGGCTTGTGTTGCATTTCCATATGGCACAATAGTTGGTGCGTTTACCGTGCTCGGTACATTCATTGCACCTAACCAATTCTTTTGTGCATAGCGTTCCGCTTATAACGCCTGTTTCAAGATGTTTCGTCAGCTTTACTATGTATTCATTCATTCTTCTTTCCTCCGCCATGACAACTGTTCATAATTTTTTTTCTTCTTCGGTCTTGGCTTGTAATGTTTCCCTGTATCAACATCACCAAGACATGACTGCACATAGTATTTGCAATTATTCACACGTTTGACAGAACTGGCTGACAGTACCTTTTCATGCTCGCCGCAGTAATAAGCGTCTCCGTGAAAGCAGAATGTACAATATCTGCAATACTGACTCATTCTTCTTTCCTTTCTGCATCTTCCGCAATGCACCTGTTCTCAAATTTTTTGTATGCATCAAGATACCACTCATTTTTGTCGCCATTGAATGTTACTTCATAGTACATTCCGTCAATTAAAGTACTTGATATAAGAAACTTCCAGTTCTGTAATGCTTTACACTTCCATACCGTATAAACTTCAAACTTTGGAATATTATCCGATTTGTCTAAATGCTCCCATATGTATTTCTCAACAATTCTCAATGCTTTATTCTCCATATAATTCTCCATCTTCTTTCCTTTCTGCCCGTGAACAGTAATCATTCGGCTCGCACAGCATCATCACAAGCCTGTTTTGGCATTTCCACACAGTTCCTGTTAAACGTAGGAACTTGCA